ACTTGTATACCCCTAGCACTAGAAAAGGTTGACGAAGTTAATTCAACCTCATTCAACCTTGATATTACTTTATTTGTAAGTGTTAGGTAAGTTTCTGCCATGTTAATTCCTAGTTAAAATAAGAGAGCAAGTTTCCCTGCTCCCCTATATATAAGTTAAGCTAAAGTATCTCTATCTACTTCATTAGCCGCCATGTCACCAACATCACTGATATCCATAAGAGTTGCGAACACTCTTATAGTTCCAGTTAATGTAGTTCCAGTTTGAGCTGCTACAAGTATATCTAGAGTATCGGCTGCAGGTACTAATACAGGAGCATAAGCTGCTGAAGTAGGAGCATAAGCTAAAGCATCAGCACCATCTGCATCAAATCCATCAACAAAATTATCAACATCTCCACCTGTGACTCCTAAGTCAAAAGCAGTATCAGATGATGTACCTGTTAGAGCAGTAACTACTTGCAAACCTGCGTGTAAAATTACTGATTCAGCAGGAATATTCAGACACTGATATACGTCACTAGAAGCTAGGGCAGTACCCTTGGCTGTAGTAGCAACAGCTAAATCAATAGTGTTCTGAATTTGATATGGTTTTCTACCTCTAGGGTGATTTCCTCTAGCCGGTATAGTTAAGTTTAAGGTTGACATTAATTAACCTCCCTATGCTAAGTGATACATACAAGTAGCGATTGCTTCAGGGCGAAGTATCTTTCTACCATACAAATGCATACCACGAACAATATCAGCAAAAGAATCAGGGTCTCTATAAGTCTCTGTCTTGTTGATTTGCTCGGCAGTAGCTATAGATGAAGAGTGTCCAGCGACAATAACACCAAAGTTTGAAGAACTATTAGTACCTGTTGTTGAAGGTCCTGTTCCTACACTTGGTAAGTTATTAGATGCATACACTTTAAATCCATGAAGGTTATTCATTACTAAGCCATTCTGTAAACCAGAACCACCAAATTCAGCATTAAATAATCTACTGTCTTCATCCTTTAGTACTTCAATGAACACAGGGTCTAATACCAACCATCTGCCATTGCTGTCCACATTCTGCTGATCTAGAACTCTTGCCATTCTAGCTATAACAGTCAACGGATTTCTGTCACCTGCGGCAGGAGCTGCTGTAGTAGCACCACCAGTCCTAGGTATGATAGCTACAGCATCTGCTGCAGTACCACCGAAATCGGCTGCGTCTAGTTGCATAGAAGCTAACAGTTCGTCAGTACCAGCAGTTGATACAGCAACAGTACCATTAACAGTAGCGTTGACTGCGTTAGCAGGTCCATGAAGTGCTGATTGCTTGTAACCTGACATATAACCAAGTACGTCTTGGTCAAATTGGTCAGCTAGTCTGTAAGCTGCTCTATCAGATGCTAACTGTGAAAAGTTAATATGTGAGTGAGCCTCTTCTATATCATCCACTTTAAAAGCAAAGTAATTAGCTTTGTCAATATTAAGTGTAAATTCCTCATCATCAAGGTCTTGTGGAGTTATTGTAGTTCCACGAACGTATGCCTTGACAGTGATCTCAGGTTCTTTTATTACCTTAACGGAATCGCCCATATTTGCAATTTCACCAAAATAGTCATTATTAGTGATTGCATCAACAATAGATGACTTACGGAACGCAAGTTGCACCTGTTTGCTGTAAATAATAGGACTAAAATTACCGTTAGGAAGGTTGCCGTAACCGGCTGCTTTTCCAAATGCCATTTTAAATCTCCTTAAACATTTAGCATATGTACACAAAAGTGTACTATAGTTTTAGTCTTTTACTTTATAAGGACCATTCATAGTTGAGGTTGTACCTAAGATAGCGAGTCTTTTGTAGGCTCATATAATTGGGTAATCTAGTAAAGTGGGAAGTAAGTGTAACACAAGTATCCATTAAGGGGTTGTCTTACACCTTTAGTTATCTATAGTTATACTTAGATTTTAAACTTTGTCAAGTTTTTATCTAGCATTTCCAGAGACATCATAAATAAAGTTACCACTACGGATAGCTTCCATTATATTATCTGCTTTAGTTTCATATTCTTTAGCAGACATTTTTTGCACAGAAGACTCTAGTATCTTGTTAGAGCTTCCTTCAGCATCAATATTATTTCTCGCACCCTTTGTCGTGACTGCCTTAGCAGCACTTTTATCATTTGTGCTCGTAGTTTCCTTACCAATACCTCTATCTCCTTTGTAGAGGTCAATAGCTCTTGCTGCTGATCTTGCATCATTGTCATTCTCATATAGTGCATCTTGTACCCATTTAGGCTGTTCTTCTGCCCATGTGTGAAAGTCTTCACTCTCTCTTATAGTATCAAAGTCTGGATGCAAGCCTAGTAATTGTACTTCAGCTTTATCCTTTGCTGCACTTAACTGCATCTCATCTATAATCTTAACACGTTCTTCTAAAGCTTTAGATTGCTCTTTAGCTTTTTTCATAGCTATTGTTTCCACAATTTTAGCTACGTCAGGATAATCTGCTGCCCATGCTTCTATGTCTTCATCAGACTTAGGGAACTTCATTTCTTTTTTAGTAGCTTTAGATAGCTGACCTTTTAATTCATCTAACTGCTTTTGAAACTGATTTTCTTTCTCTTGAGTATGTCTTCTTAAATCTCCATATCTCTTTTTAAAAGTTTTCTCTTCAGCAGAAGTCGGTTCTTCTTCACTTTCAACTTTCTCCTGACCAGTCTCTCCTTCACCTTTTTGCTCTTCAACGAGCCTTGATAATTCTTCTTCATCTTTTTTTATCCTCTCTTCTTGAGAATAAGGTCTATTCATAAAAGCAACTTTTTTAGGTGTGCCTTCTTTTACCATAATTATGTTTGCTTGTTCAGCCATTATCTTCTCCTAGGGTTAACGTAGCCTTGTTGGGGGTTAAGTAAGCTAGTTCTAATTGTGGATTATTTACGTGAAGCTAATCCACCTCGCTTCATCTTCTTCTTTTTCTTTTTACCTGCAAGTCCACCCATGTTGAAATCTCCCATTCCACCATATGATCCTTGACCTTGTCCGTAGCCACTTTCACCAAAAGATTCACCTGACGATGTTGTTTCTGAGAACCCTGAATCGCCTGCCTCATTTTGCTGTTGTTGAGAAGCATATGTATTGTCTCTTGCGTCTTGTGTAGTTAAGTCAGGTGCATCATCACCATCTGAAGGTGTAGGACCTTTGTTTAATCTTTCTTCTGTCTTAGCTCTACTAGATATTTTACTTATATCATCCATAAATTCTTTATCAGCAGTTAGTTTGCTGTCTATTCTCTTATCTGTCATTATACTATTCCTTCTTGGACCTTCATCATCTTGTATAGTCCTTGTCTTAGTAATTTTATCATCAAGAAAAGTATCTTGTTCTTCTGGGCTCAATTTCTGAAAGTCTTTATACTCTTTAATACTAAAGTTTCTACTAAGATTAGGGTCTCCTTTGAGGGTAAAACCAAATGTAGTACCTTTATCATAAGTGCCCGTAATAGCATCCATAAATGCTTTTCCTAGAGCACCCGGTTTTAAAAGAAGATCAACTAAACCCATAAATCCACCCTTACCGTTTGGCAAATTTACTGTTACTCCAACATTATTTGTTCCAGTACCAAAAGACCTAACAGTAGAACCTTCTCTAAATCCTTGGTCTGTTAAACTAGGTCCACCATTATCATTGTCATTAGTTTGTACAGGTCTAGTACTTTTTACCTTTGTACTTTTTAATGTAGCACTATCAACTTTTTTTGCCTTAGGTCGGTAGCCCTCTGGTAAAACATAACCTGTTAACATTTGCCCATTCTTAAATGGTACTTGTATTTCTGCACCTGCATCATTAACATATGTTCTATATTCATCTGCTGCTACACCACCTATTAATTTATCAAAGGTAGCCTTACCTTCTGCTTTACCCGTATTTGTACCATACTTAAATCCACCTATAGGTGCTGCAGTAGGTAATGGGGGAGGTACATATGTTTTAGGCTGTGTTCTAGATGCTGTATTAGCAAACTGAGATGTCTGACTTCCTAATGTATTAGTGTTAGTTGAAAGACCTCCGGGTGCATACGCTAATCCACCTTGAGCCATTGCTGGTTCTTTTGTCTCTTCACTATTATACTCTTCTTCATCTTCCATGTCAAGGTCTTCCATACTAAAAGGTGTATCGTCAGGAATTGTAGCTTCTTCACTATTACCCATTTGACCCATATCTTCCATCTTAGATAAACCTGCTTTGGCTTCATCTCTTAATGCCATTATCTTTTCTAAACCATGAAAACGTACAACATCAGCAGGTAATACAAATTCACCCTCACTTAGTTGTGCTGGTATGTCATCTCTAACTTCTTCTTTTGTTGAGCCAATAGGAACATCATTACCTGATATAGGGTCTATAGTATCACCTTGATCTTTAAGTCCACCCTCTTCAAACATATCCATTTGTTGTTTTAACATACTATTGTTCCCCTATTTGCTTTGTACTAAAATCTTTAATAGAACCTGTAGCAGGTACTTCACTTTGTCCTTGCATTAAACCGTCATTGCTAGGACTTTTTTCAAAAATGTTTTGATTTCTAGATGATGTAAAATCATCTGTTATTACTTTATTAGCTTCTTTTTCTCCAGCCACATTTAAATATCTTAAAGTTGCTCTATCCTGCATTTTTTTTAATACTAATTGTTCTCTAAATATTTCAGCCCTATATATCATATGGTCATTAAAAATTTTAT